TTGTTTTTTGTTCACAGTGGTTGGAGGTATTGCCAACACATCTCCCTGTATCATTTCTAAATCTTTTATAGGCAACACTTTGCCTGCTTCACTCATGGTGTGATGTATTACTACACCCACTTTGCTTTGTGCTATCTTTTGTCCCAGTTCACTGTTCGCATCCACTCTGTATTCAACCACATTGGGTTTGAACACAAATTGATTGCCTGCTTTCTTAGGAGTTGAAAAATACAACATATCTCCCACAAAGTATCCTTGAAAGTTTTCTGGCACTGCCTTAGCCACGGTGTCAAACACAGAAGCCATCTTAGAAGCATATTGAGCCTGTGCTTTTCGTTTGGTAGGATCTTTACCTCTCTGCATGATAGCACCTTTCAAGTCTTCTGGATTGGTTGCTCTACCATCATAACTTTTTGCCACAAAGCCTGCTTTGTCTGTAAAAATAAATTCACCATTAGGATTTCTACCAAACACCACAGCAGGTGATCCGTCCCATTTGATTGTGAGTGATTGTGTGCTTTTGCTTAATTGTTCCAGTTGTTGAATTGCTCTAGCAACACCTTTAGAACCTTCCCAGAAAATTAAATCTTCTGCGTGTTGTATTCTAGATTCTTTCAGTGCTAGATTTTTCTTGTCTATTTCTTTAAATTCAACTAATCTCATATTTTAATGTTATTTGCCATGGCTCTAAACCAAGCAATTGGTCCAGCACTCTCAGGTAATGTTTTACCTACTTTGGCAAATGAGTCTTTCACATCTGCCACTAACTTATCATAGTCGCTTCTGCTTTTAATTTTTTTATGAATAGTTTCCACGCTGTTTAAATCATTGGCAGTTGCTCCTTTGCCTAAAAGTAATTCAGCAATTTTGTTAGGATCTTTTGTGATAGGTTCGTTGGTCTCTCTATTCAACAATCCTGATTTATGACTCCATTTATAACCTTGAGGTTTGGCTATAGAAGCAATCATCACGTGTCTGTCTGCACCTTTGTAGTCTGAACCTACTTCACCACCTTGCAAACTCCAACGCATCCAGTCTGGATCGCCAAACATCAAATCAGTTTGTACAAAGCCATTCTTAGCACTGCCTCTGATAGGAGTTTTGAAGTGTACAGATATACCGCTCTTTGCCACCCATTGTTTAGGATCTTGTTTGTTCTGTATCGCCCACTGACTCAATTTGTCTGCCAATTGATCTTTTGAAGTTTTTGATTGATCTATGGCAACATCTAAATCTCCTGATGTGGGAGCCTTGCCTGTTGTGCCCAGTGTGTTGCCTTGTAGGTCTAAACCAACAATTTTTTCCAACCAGGCTAGTGTGGGAGCCACATCTGCTTGATTGATTCTTTGAGTGGCTAATTGTCCATTAGGATCTTTAAAAACATTGCCACCTTCTTTAAGAATCATCATTTGACTTTTTACTTTCAATTATTTTTTTGACACCAACTTGAAACTTTTTTGCTTCTTTGTTACGGATAGAATTTAAAAAACGTCTTTCTAACTCCACTGCCTGTTCTTCAGGATAATTCTCTCTAATGGTGTTGAGCAAGTTGACAGCACTTTCAATAATATTGGAGCCTGTTGTTTCGATAAAGGCTTCGGTATCATTGATTCTACCAATGTTTCTCAACTCATCTAATATACTTCTGGTACGTTTTTTCATATGTACTACCCTGCTTTTAACTATTTACCGTTATGTCCACGAATATAAAGTAAGTGTTCATAGTTTAACACACTTGTTTTTGGTTGTCAATCGTTATTATTGAACCCTATAATATACATTTTGCTGGTTGACAAACATAAATAATCATGTTATATTACTAGCACATTGTTAATATAACGACACACAAACACACAAACAAAGGAGAAAGACAATGGCAAACAACACAAGAAATGGCTACGAAATAAGAGCCGATCTATTAGGACTAGCGAAATCAATCGCCGAGTTCAATTACTCAATCAAGTACAACGAGTACGAACAATCTGTAAGAAAAGAAGGTGATCAAGTGGTTACTGAATTTAAGTATCCTTCAATCACACCAGAAGACATCATTGCAACTGCACAAAAGTTCAATGAGTTCGTAACGAACGGTGCTTCAATTGGTGAAAACACTCAGATGCTTATGGAAAATGTGAAGAAGTTCAATGAAAAAGTTCAGGAATCAATCAAACCTGAATCAATTCAAGAAAACTTCAAAGCATACCAACAGAATGTACAGAAATTTACTGAAGCATTCTTCAACGGCGTAAGCAAGAAGTAATCAGCAACACACAACCTTTGGGCCTAATAGTTTCGACTATGGGCCCAAAATGTACAAAAGAAAGAAAAATATGTGGCCTTATAATCATTGTGAATGGAAAACAATCACATACGGTATTACCAAAAAGTCTAAATCTACCATCAAATCAAAATGGAAGAAGAACAAGACTTTGATACTGATGTGTACAGTACCCACTCTCACATTAGTTTGGATGCTGTCTTTAGTATTCTAATAGTAGATAAATACCTACATAATGAACTTTTTACAATTTGTAGCAGATGTAGGTTTTCCAATAGCAGGTGCTGTGGCATCTGGTATATTCATATTCATCATCTTAAAATTCATATTGGCAACTGTGACAGGATCGGTGAATGGTCTTAAGAATATCATTCAAGCACTGGACAACAGAGTTCAGACCATGAACAACGACTTGATCAAAATAGATGCGTTGTTGTCACACGTGACAGGTGTCAAACCCAATGTGGATCGCATTGCCGCTAACGAAGGCAAAGAAGACGCAAGGAAAGACTAATGACAGTAGAACTGGCAACAGCAATTAAAGAATTTGGATTTCCAATCATTGCCGCATTTGGTTTAGGATACTTTGTTTACTATGTGTGGACATGGGTAACCAAAGAAATCAAACCTGTGCTGGGTGAAGCCAACAAAACACTGATTGCACTGATAGACAGGGTGAGAATGTTGGACAATGACATGATACGTTTAACTCAAAAGTTAAACATGATTCTTGAACAAAAAGAAAAATCGAATAAAAAGAAAAAATAACTATTTTGTGGTAGCTCTAAAAATGCCATCCCAATCTTTCGGAAGTTGTTGGGTCATCATGAATTCACATCTTTCAATCCACATATCATAATAACCTTTCATTTGACCTTTAAAGTCTTCTTTCAACAGTTTACATTTAGAAATGGCTTTTTTAAATTCTTGTTTTCTATACAGCTCATGCATCTGATTGTGTTTTTTAATTTCTGCTGAGTAATTGTTTTTGTTAAGATCCAACACTGTGTAAATTTCTAATCCCACTGTTTTACCTTTCACAGCCAAATCATCCAGTTTTAAATATAAGAAATCATTTTCAGTTCTTCGCACTGTTTCAGGTCCAACTATCAACAGCACTCCATAATTCTTACACTGTGACTCCAGTCTGGCTGTGGTGGACACAGCATCACCCAACACATCATATGAATGTCGTTGTGTGCTACCCATCTCTCCGATATATCCCAAGCCTGTATTGATACCAGCACCCATGCCAATTGGAGGTCTTCCTTGTGATGTTATTTTTTTATTAAATTCTTTCACTGCTTTTAACATATTCAAACCTGTTTGAACTGCTGTGCGTGGATGATTTTCATCATCAATAGGAGCATTGTGAATGTGCATGGAAGCATCACCGATATACTTTATGATCATACCATTAGCATCCAATACAGGTTGTGTGATAGCATCCATGTAACCATTCATTATTTCGGTCAAACCTTTTACATCATCACCAAATGATTCTCCCAATGGAGTGAATCCTCTGAGATCCGAGAAGCATATTGAAACTTCTTTTTTAACACCTTGTTTGATTAGAGCAGGATTTTTCTGTAACATCTCAACCACAGTTGGTGAAGCATATCCTCCAAACTGTTTCTTAATCTGTTGCTTTTGAAAGAACTCTATCACAAACCTATTGAACACAGCATGGAAACTCACTATGATTGTGACCAACCATAACCAACTGACGTCCCACAGTTGAAGATGTCTTGTGAAAGCAAAGTAACTGCCATAAGCAGAACTGGTGTACAACAAAACCAACAAGCCACCAATCAACCAATAAGGTGCATAAGCCGCCGCAAAAATTAATATCAAGGCAATTAATGCTGTGCCCACATACTCAACAAATGTTGCATAATCAAAACGCACAATGTTGTCACCATTGATGATGGTTTGTAATGCTGTGGCTGGCAACATATGAGCATACTTCTCTCCGTTGGGTGTGGCAATCACACTGCCCAATCCTTCTGCTGTGATTCCTATAATCACTGTTTTACCTTGCAGTGATTTGAAATTGTCTACGGCACTGACTGTTATGAATTCTTTGTTCCAACGCAACCATATACGAGCATTGGCATCTGTTTGAATAGTTTTGTATTGAGGAACTCGCAGTGCTATGATTCCACCTTCACCTGTTTTAACCTGGTAACTTGGATCTCCCACTGCCACACGAATTGTTTCTATGGCTATGCTGGGATATGTTTCTGTGTCCACTCGCATCAACAGTGGCAGTCTTCTCACAACACCATCAATCTCAGGTGCTGTGTTCAACACTCCCACTCCTGCGGCTGTGTTACCTAGTGTTTCTATTGGTCCCAACATACCTGGCCATTCAAACAGCCAAGGCATAGGATCACCTATTTTAGCAACACCTCTCGGCACAGCATTTTTATTTGTTTGTGTGGTTCCTACCTGTGCTATGACCACACCGTTGTCTTTGATTGCTTGAACCAAAGCATCATCTCCACCCAATCTGTCTTCTTCTGAAAACAGTATGGGCAACACAATAACTCCTGCACCTGCTTCACGCAGTCTCCATATGATGTCTGCTATCACATCTCGCTTCCAAGGCCACTGTCCGTATTGTGATATAGACTTCTCATCTATCTCCACAATGGCTATGTCTTGCGACAGTGTGGGTACGTCATATTTTTGCACAAGATCAAAAGATTTCAGTCTGGCTGTTTGTTTTACAAAAGGATCAGAATAACCCCATAACATTATGACTGCTAATATAACAATGCTGAATATCCAATGTGTGAAAAATTTACTGAGCTTCATAACACCCTGCTATTACAGAACAAAATTCTTTTTGTGGAGGCGATATCAATTCTTTTTCAGAAGTTACAGGTTTTTCTTCTATAAATGCTGGCTTGTCTGCTTGAGGATTTTCTGGAGTTTGTTGCATATAGATATCGTTGGCCCAAACGCCTGTGGTGAAGAGCAGTATGATGAAAAACTGTTTAATCATTATGTGTGTATTTATTTTAAATGAGTGCTTAATTCTGATTCACTGTGGTGGTACCGCAACCGTTGGCATTGGTACAGATCTGATTGAGAGAATATGTTTGATCAGTGGAGCCTGTTTGATCCAGATCCAGCGTGGCAGAATAGCCTGACATATCAATGGTGGCAGAGTGCGATCCAGAACCATCCTGATTGATGTCCACAGTTTGATTACTGCCCACAGTAACATCCAAGAAGTGTTCTCCCGTGCCCTGTTGTAGGATATCCACAGTGTTGCTGGCTCCATTCACGTCCAGGAACAGCATCTTGTCACCATCGTCCTTTTGATCAGCATAGGCAGTGTTTGAGTTGCCTGCGATATCTATCTCCATGTAGTGTCCCGAAGAGCCTATACCACCATCGTTCTCCTGTAGAATACCTAAGGTGTTGTAGTTGCCTACCACGTTGGTTGAACTGCGATGCCCACCCGCGTCATCCACATTGTCACCCTGTCTCACTGTGACTGAGTTATTGGTGCCGTTGATGTCCAACAGTGTGACGTTGTTGTCACTGAATGATCCCGCTGAATTTCCCTGCGTGATTGCCACGGTGTTGTCATCTCCCGTGATGGTGGCGTCTGTTAAATTTGAACTGGTTGATCCTGTGCCAGCCACCAACTGATCGTTGTCGTATTGCACAATGTCCAGATCCAGATTGTTGCCTGACTGTGTGATGTAGATCTCGTTGCCGTTGGGAGTGATGTTTCTTGCGTCAGTCCTGGATTGTAACTGTGCTGATGTAGGAGCGGATGAGTATGTGGGTGCGGATGCTGAACCATATAAAGTGCCTGCGGTTTCCATATCCAGGATGTCATCTGTGATGTAGACTTTTAAAATGTATGTACCATATGTACTATCCCACAAATTTATATCAGCCGTTACAAATATAGCACCTGTGTATCCTGATCCCAGATCCGCTGACTGCCATATCATACCACCTATCACACCTCCGCTGGTTTTAAACACATACTGACCCTGTGAGTTGGACAGACTACTACCAGCCGCACCTGTGACCGTGCCTGTGTCATCGGAGAATGCTGTGTTGATCACGGTGTAGGAATTGGAGCCAGATCCAAAAGTTAGTGTGCCACCACCTGCTGTGCTGACCACAGTAGCGATGGCATTGTTCCTAGAAGCGAAACCAGAGTTCTCACCGTTCATCATCAGGAAGCCACCATTCTTCACGAAGTTGTCCAATACAGTGACTTCTGATGCCGCATATGTGTTGTTATATCTTAAATCCCATATCTGTTGATAACTGCTGACATCTGTGGGCACACCTCCTGTTGAATAGGTAATAGTATGTCCTTCAGTAAATAATCTACTTCCTATATTTGTATGAGCACCACCGTAGTTCTGGTGTAGCACCAATACCGAATCCGCTTCCGCTTTTGACGTCAGGGCCATCCACAGCACCAAGCCAAACAATATGTACACCAGTCTATATAAAAATCTCTCAAACATTAGTTCTGTTGGTTAATGGTTATGTTGTTGTTGATGGATCCACCGTCTGGGTTGATCTCGAATCCTATTATCTCGTTGCCGTTCTGGTTGTGGTCTATAGAGTAGTTGTAACCCTGTTGCAGTTCCATCCTTACATAGTTGCCTGACGCACCCTCCCTGATGTAGATCCATCTAGGATCCTGATTCAGTATGGTCACTCCCGTCTCTGCGTCGAAGCCCAACTTGGGATTGGTCTGCTTACGATCCAGATCAGTTCGTGCCTGCCTGATGAGATTGTCCATACTCTGATCCAGTGCGTCAAACAGGAAGTCACCTGCGAGCGGATCAAAGTCAAGATCCGTCTGCCAACGATCTGCTTCACCTTCTGCCAGATAGTCTGTGCTCAGTTCTTCAAACACGAGGAAATCTAGATCCAATATATTAGCCAAAGTCTGTATGGCATCTTTGTTCATTTCCTCTTCCAGTTTCTCTGGAGGTGTGATGATCAGTAGGTTGTTGATGAATGATTCATCCAGATCCAACACCAAAGGTTTTAAGGGTGATGATTGAGCAGTTTCTACCACAGTGGTTTGAAATGCTTGATTCATGATCACAATGCCCACATCTGACTCCACA